CGGTAGGTAAGTCATATCTAAGATCAGCTGTGGCGTGTGCGGCAGCTCTCTATATGAGCGGTATTACCGATCCAAAAATATTAGCTAATGCGTTTATCGCTGGGCTAATCGGGCCACTACTTAAGGCCGTACAACCGTCCGAGGGACAGTTTGGCGTAACTAAGTAATGGAAAGAGCCCAGCTTGTAATTGGTATTACCTTGGGGGTAATTACTATTTTGGGGTTATGGGCTGGGCTCATCCGTAAATTAGTTTTATTTTATTTATCAGAGTTAAAGCCAGACGGCAACGGCGGCCACAACCTAGCCGGGCGCGTTGAGCGTATTGAGCAGCGAGTGGATCGTATTTATGAGCTCTTGCTCGAGGACAGGCTAGCCAAGTAGCGACACGCCAAGAGGCTATAGGCTTTCATTTCTGACAAAAAGCCCTCATACTGATACTACAAATGCTGAGAGGGCTACTCGGTTAGTAGCTTGATCGGCCTTAACAAAGGGCGAAAGATGAATAGTTTAGATATATTGGTAAGCCTTGGAGCTTGTGCTCTAGGCTTTTTATTTATGACACTCGGCTACTCCATAGGTTTTAAGCACGGCCACGGCGAGGGCTTTATTAGAGGCCGCGCCATCGCTAAAGCTCTTAAAGAGAGCGAGTTAATCTAATGGGGTTTTTAGATAATTATGAGGACGTAAACGCTCGCATTAAGCGCTTTAGATCAGAATTTCCAAGTGGTCGTTTAGTCGCTTATATTGAGGATATTGACATTATCAAAGGCACGATTTTAGTAAAGGCTGAGGCCTATCGTGAGTATGAGGACAACGTGCCAAGTGCCGTAGATTACGCATTTGGTAACGTTGCAAGTCTTACGCAAAATATGAAACGCTGGCTCATTGAGGATACTGTTACGTCCGCTTACGGTCGCGTGATCGGTCTATTAACTCCAAGCCTTGAGCATAACTCGAGGCCTACGGTGCAGGATATGGAAAAGGTAGAGACTTTACCGGCCGACTCTGATCCATGGAGTAAGAAAGCATCAATCGAGGACATGGCAACAATGGCTACGGCTATCCTTGAGATCGGTACGCAGCTGGGAGGCGAGTTAGTAGCCGAGGCTCCACGTTGTCCGCATGGGACAATGGTTTGGGCTGAGGGTACGGCCAAAACTACCGGTAAACCGTGGGCCGCTTACAAGTGCACCGAAAAAATACGAGCTAATCAATGCCAACCGTATTGGCACGTGCTCGGATCCGATGGCAAATGGAAGCCGCAGGTATAGCCATGGGAGAGCTAACTTTCATTAAAGATGGCGTTTCTACAACGATCCACAATAACGGCGATGTAACTGTACTCAAGGTTATTTTATGTGATGAGTGCGAAAAGTACGTTAGTCCTCTTGGCGGCTGGTTTGTGAGAGATCATACCGGCGAGGTCGTATTGTGGCTGTGTGCAGAATGTCGCAAGTAGCCAAGGTAATACTCGATCGATCTCAAGAGGTAGCAGCTCATCGAGTAGGACTAGAGCGCACGATCTTACGCAACGCTAATACGGATGATGCTAGTAATTTTGGCCAGACGTATAAAAACTGGCACGAGCTAGTTTGGCAAGAGGCCGAGGGTGCCTCAGCTGAGACAGCCGTAGCTAACTATTTTGGCGATTACGCTTTTGTGCCAAAAATAAAGAATGCCCACGAGGAGGCAGACGTAGGCGAAAATATCGAGGTTAAATGGACCAAACACGCTAACGGCCATTTGATATTACAAAACCGGGGCCCGGGCCGTCCTAATGATGTAGCTGTATTAGTTACCGGATGGAGTCCGGTCTATATCCTCTTAGGATGGATGCCGGTGCACATGGCTAAAGTGCCTAAATATAAGCATCCGTATCAAGATAACTATTGGGTACCTCGATCTAATCTCTTTGAGATGCAATATCTAAAGAGGTCACAATATGGCATATAAAACTAAGTGCCGGTTATGTGCAAAAGTAACCGAGCATATAGAGCGAATAGTGACAGATAACCTACCTCCATACGTTAAAGCGCTCCAATGCGTTAAATGCGGCGTTATGGGGATCGTAATGATGGAGGACGTAACTAATGCCGATGTATGAGTATGAGTGCTTAATGTGCAATATTCGTTATGAGCTAGAGCAGCCAATTACCTCAGCCGCAGCGCCTATGTGTTGTGGTACTCATATGAGGCAGATCTATCATGCTCCTGGCTTATCGTTTAAGGGTAAGGGATGGGGTAAAGATGCTAAATAGTTATCCACAACAGTTATGCACACGTGTTAAAAACCTGTGGGACACGCTCAAGAGTACGCTCATAATTGACAGGTATTTGACTACAGGAGTACGCTCCATACTCGCAGGCGAGCCGCTACCGCGGTTAGCTCGCAGGCGTAGTTTGGTGCTTATGGCCGGGCTATTGCTATTTAGCAATATGCCTGCATCACAAGCTATAAACACATCAAGAGATAAAGAAAACTACAAACTCTATGCACATATAAAACTTACTAACTCAAAAGAGTATCGATGTTTAGAGCTATTATGGAATAGAGAAAGTAAGTGGGATCCAAGGGCTAATAACCCTAAGAGCTCTGCCTATGGCATACCTCAGCTGCTTAAATTAAAAGAGCATGATCCATATAAGCAGATAGATCTAGGCCTTAAGTACATAGCCCATAGACATACCACACCATGCAAGGCATACGCTTACCATCTTAAGACTGGTCATTACTAATGGTGCACGGTACTAGGGATCCAAGACTTACACGTAAGTACAAGGCTCAACGCCTCATAGTATTAGCGAGGGATGGGTACACCTGTGTTTACTGTGGGCAGGATGCCAATACAGTAGATCACATAGTTAGCATCAAGGCCGGAGGAGATCCGATTAGCTTGGAGAATATGATCGCGTGTTGTAAGCGCTGCAATAGCTCTAAAGGATCGCGCTCACAAGCCGTTTTTTTAGCCAAACAGTCTACCCCCCCTGCCTTTTCAACCTATGCCTCCCCAAAAACGACCAGTACGGTCCCTACAGGCCCCTGTGAGGGCCAGACTAGTCAGGATTGATAGGGATATGCCTAGAAAGAAAAAACCTCTTACGGGGGCTACCAAGCCTCGCCTCCACTCGCCATTACTCAAGGGCAAATCTCGGGGTATCGAGATCTCGCAGCTGGCAGACTCTATAGAGATGCCGCTTTTACCTTGGCAAAAATTTGTCATAGACGATATGTGTATGGTGGACAAAGATAATATGTTTATCCGCAAAACCAACCTCGTACTCGTGGCCCGGCAGCAAGGTAAAACTCACCTTGCTCGGATGATGATGCTCGGGCATATGTTTTTATTCGATAGCCCTAACGTGCTTATGATGAGCTCTAATAGATCGATGGCCTTGGACACCTTTAGGCAGGTAGTCGGAGCGATTGAAAGTAACGATTGGATGCGTAAACAGGTAAAGCAAATACGCCACGCTAACGGCACGGAGTCCATAGAATTAAAAAATGGAAATAGGCTCGATGTGGTCGCAGCTACTAGAGACGGCAGCCGCGGCAGGTCGGCCTCATATTTATATATCGATGAGGTACGCGAAATCTCGGAGGAGGGTTTTAGAGCTGCAACCCCTACCACTCGTGCAAAATTAAACGCTCAAACTTTGCTTACGTCTAATGCCGGGGACTCGTTTAGCACGGTGCTTAATGATCTACGCGAAAGGGCTTTATCTTTTCCACCTAAATCATTTGGGTTTTATGAGTATTCAGCGCCTCAATTTGCAAAGATAACGGATCGTAATGCTTGGGCTATGGCTAACCCGGCTCTTGGATATACCGTAACCGAGGAGGCTTTAGAGGAGGCCGTAGCTACTCAGCCGATCGAAACCACAAAAACCGAGTTACTTTGTCAATGGATAAGCAGCACCTCTAGCCCTTGGCCTCATATGGCGGTCGAGGATGCAGCTGACAAGGATCTAAAATTGTCGGTGGGTCCTCTTACTATCTTTGCGTTTGACGTCAGCCCCAGCCGTAGAGACGGATCGTTATGTATGGGCCAAGTCCTTGAGGATGGCCGTATAGGCGTAGCGGTCCTTGAGATCTTTCACTCGGACGTATCCATCGATGAGTTATTTGTAGCTAATGCGATAGCCAAATGGGCCAAGATTTATTATCCAAGACAGATCGCCTACGACAAATACACCACGGCCTCTATTGCAAAAAGGCTTGAAGCAAATGGATTACAGATCACCGACATATCAGGGCAAAAGGGGTATCAGGCATCCGGGGACCTCTATGAGGCGCTGGCTAATAAGCGGATCGTGCACTCGGGGCAGGATCAGCTCGTTAGCCATATGGCTAATTGTGCAGCTAAAGAAAGCGATGCCTCGTGGCGTATCATCCGTAGAAAATCAGCTGGCCCGGTAGATATAGCTATAAATTTATCTTTTATCGTCCATATACTCACGCAGCCGATGGGTGAGGCTAAAGTTTACGTATAGAGACACGCCGCCTATTACCTGATTTTATCCTTGACAATTTGAGAAAATCCCTCTCATGGGAATACTCCAAACTCTAGGGTTTAAGTCAGCTGAGAAGCCGACTATCGAGGCTCAATATGCACCTGCCGTAATGGATACTACTTACGGTTATGGATCGTTTAATACTAACTCCGCTTACGGATATAACGGCGTAGGTATCGATCGTAATTTTGCTTTGCAGGTCGCGAGCGTTAGTCGCTGTAGAAACTTAATAGCCGGAGTTATCTCATCAATCGATTTAGCGTTATATAAAAAATCAACAGGCGAAAAATTAGGATCGCCTATTTGGTTAGAGCAACCTGATATACGTCAGCCGCGCAGCGTTACAATCGCGGCAACGGTTGATAGTTTAATTTTTTACTCGGTTGCTTATTGGAGAGTTACAAGTTTATACGCTGATGATGGACGGCCCAGCGGCTTTGAGTGGGTAGCAAATAATCGCGTTACTTACACTACTAACCAATACGGTACAGAGGTTAAGGATTATTTTGTCGATGGTGATCTTGTACCTATGGGCGGTATTGGATCGCTTGTAACTTTCCAGTCTCTTATTCCTGGAGTATTACAAACAGCCAGCACAACTATTAAAGCGGCTTACGATATACAAAGAGCTGCCGCTGTAAGCGCTGCTACTCCAATGGCTACTACAGTATTAAAAAATAATGGCGCTGATTTACCGGAGTCTCAAGTACAAGGTTTACTAGCGTCATGGAAAGCATCTCGTGCATCACGATCTACAGCATATTTAACTAGCACTCTTAGCGTAGAAAATATTGGCTTTAGTCCTAAAGATATGATGTACAACGAAGCATCTCAATACTTAGCAACCGAGATCGCTCGCGCTATGAATGTACCTGCTTATTATATTTCTGCCGATATGAATAACAGCATGACATATCAAAATATTTTAGACGGTCGTAAGGAATTTGTGGCGTATTCACTACAGCCTTATATCTCAGCTATTGAGGATCGTTTATCTATGAATGACATAACAAATTCTCAAAATCAGGTACGTTTTGCGGTTGATGACTCGTTTTTACGTGTTGATGCTAAAGAGCGTTTAGAGATTATCGAAAAGATGCTAACTCTTAATTTAATCGATGTAAATCAAGCCCGACAAATGGAGCAACTAACACCGCTAGGAGATGCAAGTGCTACTAACGTTTAGCCAAGAAATACAGGCAGCAGATACAGAGCGCCGGATCGTATCGGGGCTTATTGCGCCATACGGCGAGATCGGACATACCTCAGCTGGGCCAGTCGTATTTGAGCGAGGATCTATCGCTATTGCAGATCCAACTAAAATAAAATTACTATCGCAGCACCAACAGGATAAGCCAGTGGGCCGCATGATTAGCTCAAGCGACTCTACAGAGGGCGTATACGGATCGTTTAAGCTTTCGAGTAGCACTCGAGGACAAGATGCGCTCGTACTAGCTCAGGAAAACCTCGTGTCTGGCTTATCCGTAGGGGTCGATGTAACGGCCTCTAAGCCGATGGGAGATTACCTGCTCATCACGGCTGCGGTCCTCAAGGAGGTTAGCCTTGTCGAAAGCGCGGCCTTTAGAAGCGCAGGTGTCGAGGAGATTATGGCGGCGAGAGCTGCTATTGAAGCTGCAACTAGCACAAAAGAAAAAACTACCACTATTTCTACGACTATCGTAGAGATCGAAACAGAAACCGAAAGCGAGGAAGCTGTGACTACAGCCCCAGAAAATACACCGGAGGAGACTCCGGTAGATACACCGGTCGAGGCTGAAAAGGTCGAGGCCGCTCGTAAGATCATCCGTCCATCAGTACTAGACTCTCAGCGAGTCCGTACGCCTATTACATCTATGGCTACTTACACAGAGCACAAAATTAAAGCTGCCCTAGGCAACGATGACTCAAAGCTATACGTAACCGCAGCCGATGATTTTTCTACAAACCCTGCATTTAATCCAACACAGTACCTAAAAGAGTTTGTAACTAATACACGCTTTGGTACTCCGGCGATCGATGCCTGCAGCCAAGGCGTTTTACCGTCTCAGGGCATGACGATCCAAGTCCCGGCACTCGTTACCTCAGCCGGCGGTGGTACAGGCGTAGCACCTACTGTTACAGTAGAGGCAGAAAACGGCGCGGTATCTAATACAGATATGCAGACCGCGTATTTGTCTGGCACCGTATCTAAGTACAGCGGCATGGGCACCATATCCGTTGAGCTCCTCGAAAGATCAGATCCAAATTTTTATGCTGAATTAACTCAACAGCTACAAAATGCGTATCTAACTACAATCGACACAGCTGTATTAAATGCTTTACTTACAGCTAGCACAGGCTCAACACCTACTACAGCTGATAGTGATGGAGTTATCGCATTTACATCACAAGCTGCTGCTGCCGTTTACAAAAACACAGGTTATTTTGCGCAGAATTACGTAGGAAATGCCGCACAATGGCAGCTATTAATGGGCGCAACCGATACCACAAAGAGGCCTATATATAATGCAATTCAGCCGATGAACGCGGCCGGACAGGTAGGCCCTCAAAGCATCCGCGGTAACGTGCTAGGCCTTGATCTATACGTAGATAAAAACTTTACTGAAACAACAGTAGACGACTCATCCGCGTTAATTTTGGCACCTGAAGCGTTTACCGTTTATCGCAGCCCACAGGCTTACATGAGCGTAAACGTAGTAAGCAATTTGCAGGTACAGGTCGCGATCTACGGTTTTATGGCAACAATCGCCAAAATGCCTAACGGTATCGTCAGATATCTAAAGGCATAAGCTAAAACCCTAATAGTCGGTAGGGCTCTTAGCCCTTTGAGCCCTACCGGCCCTATTAAGTAAAGGAGTAAATAAGTGCCAGCGACATACGTAACCGAAGCCGAGCTACGGGCAAATTTAGGTATCGAGAATTTGTATAGCTCAGACATCGTAGAGACGTGCTGCCAAGCTGCTCAAGATTTACTCAATCAATATTTATGGTTTGACTCTGCCCCGGTAGTAGGAGCAGCGCTACAAAATAACGTAGCTACTGTAATGATCGCTAACCCGGCTATTTTTACTACAGGCCAGAGCATAACCTTGAGTGGATGCGGCTCAACCTTTAACGGTACTTATACAGTTACCGGCACCGTCCCATGGAGCGCAGGCGGCACTAACGTATTACCTCCGATCTCTTGGAATACATACGCTTGGAATTGGCCACAGGGTTACAGCTTTATCCAATTTTCTAAGACAGCCGCTAACGTTAATTTTTTTCGTATCTTGCCTTATGGCTCAGCCGTTGGCGCTGATCTAAAAACAAACGCTTACGCTACTACTCCGGCCGTCCGTGAGGCCGCGATGATTTTGGCGGTAGATATTTTTCAAGCTCGACAAGTCTCACAAACAGGCGGCGTATCTATAGACGGTTTTAGCCCATCGCCTTACCGTATGGGTAATAGCATGATTGGCAAGATCCGAGGCCTTATCGCCGGCTACACCAACCCTAATACGATGGTCGGATAATGCCTACAGCGATTACTACTCTAAGAGCCTCACTAGCTGCCGCTCTTGATAACCCTAACGTTTGGAATACTTTTAGTTTTCCACCGGCTACCATAATCGCTAATAGCGTGATCGTGGCACCGGCAGATAATTACATAACTCCGAGTAATAACACTTATGCGGCTATCTCGCCTATGGCTAACCTAAAAATTATTATGACGGTGCCCATGTTTGACAACGAGGGAAACCTTAACGGTATCGAGACGATGGCTGTAGCTGTATTTAACAAGCTCGCCGCCTCAAGTATCAAAATGAATGTTGGCGCTATGAGTGCTCCATCCGTACTAGAGGTACAAAGTGGATCCCTTTTAACCGCTGATTTCTCTATATCAACCCTAACGAGCTGGAGCTAAACGATGGACCTAACACCTGAGGAGCTGGCTTTTCTTATAAAGATAGGTCAGATCGAAACACCAAAACCAAAACCAACAGCCAAGAAAGACGAGGACTAAACCGTGGCAATTTTTCTAAATAATAAGGTCGGCTTTAAGGTCGGCTCAACACCTGTAGATTTCACAGATCACGTAACAAATTTTACTCTAACGCAACAGAGCGACCAGATCGAGGTCACCGCAATGGGCAGCACCTCTCATCAATTTGTAACTGGGCTCTCAGCTGACACGATTACAGTAACGCTGCTCAACGACACAGCGGCAGGCTCTATCTTGGCAACGCTACAAGCTGCTTACGGTACGACCGTGGCATTTAAGGCGATCCAAGATTACACAGCTGCCGTATCTGCTACTAACGTTTTGTACAGCGGTACGATCTTGATCGATAACCTAACTCCAATTAACGGCGCCGTAGCTGATGAGGGCATGATGGATCTTACATTTACCTGTAACTCCAAAACCGCTATCGCAACTACCGGTACATGGTAAATCTAACTAACTAACTAAGGGGCAAAAATGGCTAAATTAAAGATCGTGCGTAATGATGGGACCGAGCTTGTAGGAGAAATCACGCCTAGCGTTGAGTATGCCTTTGAGCAATTTTACAAGATCGGTTTTCATCGTGCGTTTAGAGAGCAAGAGATGCAATCAATGGTCTACTACTTAGCTTGGGAAATTACAAAACGTGCAGGGGAAGCGCCAAAACCTTACGGTGAGGCTTTCATAGATACGCTTAAGAGCGTAACCGTGGAGGACAGCGACCCTTTAGCCTAAAGCGCGATCTCCCTTTTACTTACTTAATTGCGAGATTGAGCATAAGGCTAGGGATCGCGCCTCAGGCGCTTTTGGATCTTGATAAGAATATGCTCGATGCACTAGTGCAAGGGCTTAAGGATGAGGCTAAGGAGGTCGAAAATGCCAGTAGAGGTAAAAGGCGCGGTCGCTCTTAGAAAAGCCTTAAGGCAATTCTCTCCGGATCTAGCTAAAGAAACTCAAAAAGAGTTAGCGGCGATCTTACGTCCCATCACTATTAAGGCTAGAGGCTTTATACCTGCATCTGCACCGCTAAGCGGCTGGGGCTCAGGTAATGGCTACTTTCCTGCCTACAGCGCCTCAGAGGCGCGTAGAGGTATCGGCTACAAAGCCACACCCTCAAAGCCTAATAACAATGGCTTTAGATCCCTTGCTCGGATATTTAATAAAAGCGCTGCCGGTGCTATCTATGAGACAGCTGGGCGTAAAAACCCTCAAGGCCGACCACAGGCAAAGATGAGTCGAGTAGCTGTACCGGGTCATAAAAACTTTGGTAAGAATATCCGCTCCGGTAATAAAAACGAGTCCAAGTCTAATAACCCTAATGCAGGCGCACAGTTTATTGATGCGTTAAATAAAAACGGTGAGATCGTAAACGCTTACGTTAGACAAGAGGGCCAAGCCGGTCGAGCCAGCGGCAAGATGAAAGGCCGCGCAATCTTTAGAGCGTGGCAAGAGGACGGCGGCAAAACTCAGGCAGCTGTATTAAAAGCGATCGAGACAGCCGCTAATAAACTCAATGCAACGGCAAAGGGGTAAACGTGTCTAATATAGTTATTGATATTGCAGCCGAATTCACCGGTAAAGGTGCCTTTAAGAAAGCCGAAACCTCCACAGATAAATTAACTAAAAACGTAAAGAGCTTGGCTAAAACTCTTGGTGTGGCTTTTGGTGCACAACAGGTTTTGGCATATGGAAAGGCAGCGGTAAAAGCCGCGGCGGCCGATGAAAAGGCTCAAAAGCAACTAGCCCTAGCTCTTAAAAACGTAGGCCTTGGCCGTGATGCGGCTGCCTCTGAGGGCTATATACAAAAGCTACAAAAAGAATTTGGCGTACTCGATGACAATTTGAGGCCGGCCTATCAGACCCTAGCGGTAGCCACTCGGGACACAGCCCAAGCCCAAAAGTTATTACAGCTTGCCCTAGATATTAGTGCCTCGACCGGTAAAGATTTGGCTAGTACCTCATCCGCGCTGAGTAAGGCATTTTTGGGTAATAATGCAGCGCTTTCTAAATTAGGCGTAGGCATATCTAAAGCCGATCTTAAAACTAAATCATTTGAGGAGATTACAGCCGAGTTATCTAAAACCTTTGCCGGATCTGCTACAGCCTCGGCTAATACTTTTCAAGGCTCGATGGATAAATTGGCCGTTTCATCTGCTAACGCTCAGGAGATTATTGGCGAGGGTTTAATTAATGCTCTTAAAATTCTAAGCGAGGATAGCAGCGTAAGCGATCTAGCTACAGGCATGGAGGAATTTGCAACAGCTATATCCGAGTCCATCCAAGGCCTAGCCATCCTTATCGCTCAAATAAAAAGCGTAGGTAATCTGCCGTTTGGAGGCGCAGGTGCCATATTTGACATAGATAAATTATTCAAGTTTACGATGATCCCATATTTAAGGAGCCTTGCAAAAGGTGCAAATCAGGGCTCGGCTAATGATCCTGCCGCAGGGCTAGCGCATCTTGCCGAGCTAGAGGCCAAGTACACAGCTGCAACCCTTAAGTCAAGCAAAAAACTAACGGCAGAGGAATTAAAGCAGCTTAAGGCTAAGCAGCTTAAGGCAGCCATCGATAAGGCTAACCTCGCTCTCGGTAAGGGTGCGGAGGTTTTTGACCTTGAGCGGATCGGGTTACAGGCAGCTGAATTAAATCAAGCTGCACAATTAAGCAAGGTAACTAATCAAGCCCAGCTCTTACAAATCACTAATGACCTTGCTCGCTTGCAAGTTAAACAATCTATTTTGGATCTCGACAAGGCTATCGCTAGCCAAGACGTAGCAGCTATAACCGCTGCCACTAATAAACTTAATGCTGATTTAGGCGTACTAGGCGCTTTAACTAATCAGAAAATTAAACTTAATGAGATAGAGACGATCCTTAAAGGCATCCTCCCTAAGGATCTAATTAATCTAACTAACCTTGAGCAGGCCATCGCTTTACTCGGCAAATTAGCCGTCCCGAGTATTGGTGCCCCTGCAATTACAGGAGGCGGTATAGGTGCAACGACACCAAAAACTCTTACAGATGCCGAGATAGCCGCGGCTCTTGCAGCTGGGAGTTTTGTCCCTGTAGTACCGGGTACAGGAGGCGTAACCGGAGGATCCTCTCGCGCCGGTGCTTATCCGTCTTACGGTTTCCCGGGCTCGGATATGGGCTACGGTGGAGGATCTACTTACGTAGATATAACAGTAAATGCAGGGTTTGGTACAGATCCCGAAGAGTTAGCCCGAGTCGTGGAAAACGTATTTAACCAATCTACAGATAGAGGCACGTCCACTAATCGCAGCTCTGGGGTTTATGTCTCATGACGTGGATACCGGAATGGAAAATTATCGTAGGTACGACCGTCTACGACAATGTGCTTAGCGTAACAATGGCAACCGGGCGAGATGATATCGATTTACAATGCAACGCTGGCTATGCGCGTTTAGAAATTGTAAATACTAATAACCTGCCTTTTGATATTGACGTTACCGATAGTTTAACCCTTGAGTTAAAAAACAGCTCAGGCACTTACGTACCTGTATTTGGTGGTGAGGTTTCAGATTTTGGTATCTCTGTACGATCTCCTGAGGAAACAGGGTTTATAACAATAGGTAATATATTGGCCGTAGGATCCTTGGCTAAATTGACTAAAGCTCTCTTTCCCGATGCCTTGGCTAAAGAGGAGGACGGCACTCAGATTTACGACATACTTAACGAGTTACTTATTAACTCTTGGTTTGAGGTAGCCCCAGCTTTACAATGGTTTAACTACAACCCGACAACAACGTGGGCCAATGCTGAAAACGTAGGGCTTGGCGAGATAGATCAACCTGGCTTATATGAGATGATTTCACGATCTGCGGAGCCTTTTAGTAGCTATAACCTTTGCGCTCAAATTGCACAAAGCGCTCTCGGCCAGCTGTACGAGGACAAAGCCGGTCGAGTTTGTTATGCCGATGCGGATCACCGTACGACCTACCTATCCACTAACGGCTATACGACTATCTCGGCTAATTACGCTACTCCCTCAAGTATTAAAACAATTTTACAAATAGGCAAGATCCGTAATTCTTTAGTTTTCAATTATGGTAATAATTACTCCAATAGCGCTACGGCTGTAGATACAGACTCGGTAGCCAATTACGGCAGATACCAGCGTAACGTTACCTCTAACCTACACAATTTGGCCGATGTTAATACCGTAATGAATAGAGAGCTTGGCCTACGCGCTATCCCTAGAGAGCAGCTACAAAACCTTACCTTTAGACTAGATAGCACCGCTTTACCGGATGCCGAGCGTAATAAGCTCATAGACGTATTTTTTGGCCAGCCTATGATTATTAACGATCTGCCGATTAGTATGTTTAACGGATCCTTTAACGGCTTTGTAGAGGGCTTTGCTATTAGAGCTACGCCGGCTTATGTCGATATGACCCTAACTCTAAGCCCTACAGATTTCTCCTTAGTCGCGCCACAGTGGGACACGGTAAGTCCTCCTAGCCTGATTTGGACCGGCGTAAATGCTACGCTTGAATGGGAAAATGCAATCGGAGGTTTAACGTAATGGCAACTACTACCCCTAATTTTGGATGGCCGGTCCCTACATCGACCGACCTTGTTAAAGATGGAGCTACGGCTATCGAGGCCCTAGGTGACTCGATCGATGCCTCTTTACTGGATCTTAAAGGCGGCACTACAGGACAGGTATTAAGCAAAACTAGTGCTACCGATATGGATTTTACATGGATCGAGCAGGACGATACGACCCTCTCATTTAATGCTCAAACCGGTACGACATATACCTTAGTAGCAGCTGACGTAGGCAAGCTTGTAACTACATCTAACGCCTCAGCTGTAACGGTAACAGTACCTCCATCGGTATTTGTGGCAGGTAATCAAATCAACGTACAAAGTATTGGCGTGGGGCTTACCTCTTTTGCTCAAGGGGCAGGTGTAACTATTACATCTACCGGAGCTACGGCCTCGGCTCCAACTCTAAGAGCGCGTTACTCAGCTTGTACGATCATTTGCACGGCATCAAACACGTTTACAATAGTGGGCGATTTGAGCTAATGAGTCCCATCCTTGGCATAATTGCATCGAGTAGAGCGGTAGCTAGTAACTCTTACGAGTCAATCGCTACCGTAACTATTGGATCCGGTGGTGCATCGACCGCATCTTTTACTAGTATCCCTGCTACTTATCAGCATTTACAGATACGCATCCTCGCTAAGACCGGTGATGCTGGTGCTTATGGAAGTGCATCAATGACTATAAACGGCGCAGCAGGTGAACAAAGACATGAGCTTTATGGCACAGGATCGGCAACTGGCTCAGGTGCTAATGCTTCAAGTTTCTTGGCTTATGTCGGTGGCACTGCACAATTTGGTGTCGCTATTGTAGACATCCTTGATTATACAGATACTAATAAAAACAGGACGACTCGCGGTTTAGGTGGAGTGGATAATAATGGCTCAGGAATTGTTGCTTTAACGTCAGGATTAGAAACAAGCACTACGGCTGTTTCATCTTTAACCTTTACTGCTAACAGCGGTAACTTTGCCCAATACTCATCTTTTGCGCTCTACGGAATTAAGGGGTAGTTATGCCATCCACATACGAGCCGATAGCCACTACAACCTTAGGTAGTGCCGTTTCCACTTATCAATTTACCTCCATCCCATCGACTTATACCGATTTAATTGTGATCATGCAACCAGCGTTGAGCGTATCAAATAATGCTATTTACTTAGATTTTAATAATGACACCGCTACCAATTACAGCTGGACGGCTCTAACTGGAAATGGATCAGCTGCAACTACAGCAAGAGCATCTAATCAAGGTTTAGGCAGCGTGGCCAATGATTTGTTATATCCATCCTCCACTTTAGGCGCTACTACAATAATTATAAATATCCAAAATTATAAAAATACGACAACAAATAAAACCTACCTTGTCAGGGGCGGCCAAGCCGGCAGCGGTACGCAAGAATTAGCAGGATTATGGAGAAATACCGCCGCTATTAATGCTATAAAATTTTACGCTTCCGGGTCTAATTTTAGTATTGGATCTACCTTTACCCTCTACGGAATTAAGGCGGCATAATGCCTACTACATTTACTAAGATCGCTTCGATAACGGCAGCAGGTGGATCTAGCACAATTTCATTTACCTCGATCCCTGCAACCTACACAGATTTAGTTATCAAAGTTTCTGCAAGAGCTACTTATGCAGCCAACTTTCAGGATATCAACATCCGTTTTAATGGCTCAACATCTGGGTACTCATCTCGTCTTTTGCAAGGTGACGGATCGGCTGCTACTTCAGCCAACAACGCATCAAGTGCCTTAGTATGGGGAGCAAACTCAGTATCTGCTAATGCTACTGCAAACACTTTTAGCAATGGTGAAGTTTATATTCCAAATTATACATCTGCGAATAATAAATCTATTTCAACAGATGCAGTAACCGAAAATAATGCAACTGCTGCATACATACAAGTAGCCGCTGGGCTTTGGTCTAATACTGCTGCTATTACTTCTATTGAAATGTATTTAGGCGCAGGAAATTATGTGCAATACTCTACCTTTACCCTCTACGGCATCAAAAACTCATAAGGAGCAGACATGACAAAAGCGATCGAAATTAATTGCGAGACAGGACAGGTTATCGAGCGAGCTTTAACGGCGCTTGAGATCGAAGCCAACGAGGCGCTGGCTGCCGTTTACCTTGAGCAAAAGGCTGAGGATGATCGGCTAGCAGCTGAAAAGGCAGAAACTAAAAAGGCTGTACTCGCAAAGCTTGGTTTAACGGCCGATGAAGCAGCGGCGCTTTTAGGGTAATGGAAACTAGTTACAACGGCTACCAAGCCTCTAAAGATCCGGCAGAGATAAAAATAAAGTCCTACCCTGTAAAGGGTACGGATCGTAAACTAAGGTGTGCCGAGAGTGTGGGCCCACTCTTGGCCGCTTTTGCCGCTGAGTTTCACGAGCTGATCGAGCCGATAGACGAGGGCACTTTTGACGATTGGGGCTATGCCTACAGGATGGTAAGAGGTAATCCGACTAAGCTCTCTTGTCATTCCTCCGGCACGGCTATCGATCTCAATGCTACAAAGCATCCTCTCGGCAAGGCTGGCACTTTCCCAGCTGAAAAAATACCTATGATCCGTGCGCTCGCTAAAAAATACGGCCTCAAGTGGGGCGGCGATTTTAAGACACGGCCGGACGATATGCATTTTGAGGTCGAGGTATCAGCGGTAAAAGCTAAGGCTTTAATCTCTAGTTTAGGTTTATAGTAAGACAAATCCTAAAGGGCACTTAGGAGCAACAAATGAAAGAGCAAGCAATAGCGGTAGGTAAGTCATATCTAAGATCAGCTGTGGCGTGTGCGGCAGCTCTCTATATGAGCGGTATTACCGATCCAAAAATATTAGCTAATGCGTTTATCGCTGGGCTAATCGGGCCACTACTTAAGGC